TCCCGACATTCTCGGGTGGCGAATCATCCTGATAGAAGCCAATAAAACAGGCACAGGGGAGAGGTCTTCGGATCTCTCCCTTATTTTTAAAAAGGGAGAAAAAAGACCATGTTTAACACTGATAATGTAGAAATCAACGCAGCATTTTATGAGCTCTTTGAGAATGTATTCCACGAAGACTTCTTTGAAGTCCTCACAGCAATGAGACCTTCCAACAGAATCAAAGCTTTAAGAGAAAAAGCTTCCAAAATGGTCAAGATTGAAGAGAACGGTAAGGAGATCGAGAAGAAGATCATCGATATGTCCTTACTTGATGAAGATGACCAGAACACACTCATGGAATTTAATATCAAGGTCGGAGGCAAGATGAAAAAATACACTCCGAGGATTGCTTATATCGGAACGCTGCTTCACGATAGAAAGTATTCCGGAAGCTATAACGGATTTATGACATTCCTGGCTTCCTGTGATGCTTCAGACTTTTTGAATCCTGTAATTTCAGCAAAGATCTGGGAAAAGATAAACATCGATCAGTCAGTACCTAAGTCAGCAAAAAACGCATGAAGGGTGGCCAGACCACCCGACCAATGACAACGAGCCTCTTTCAGCTTAGAGCCTTAGAACTTGGAATCAGAAAACAAGATCTGAGGCTTTATTCATGTGGAGAGATATTCGGAATCCTGAATGAAAAGGGCAACGACAAGTATAACTGGCCACGCATAGCAACGCAGGCCGATATCGAGACGATCTTTCCCAGATAAAGGGAGTTAATTATGGCAAGCACTATCAAAGGAATCACAATTCAAATTGAAGGTAAGACTTCCGGACTGACAAAATCTCTGCAGGATGTAGAGAGTCAGATCAAGAAGGATGATGCTGCCCTTAAAAATCTAAACAAAGCACTTGAGCTCGATCCGACTAACGTCGACCTCTTGGCAGCTCGTGAAGCTGTCCTCGCAGACAAGACGGACGCTGTCTCTCAGAAGATGGAGATCTTGAGACAGGTCCAGTCCGATGCTCTTACAGAGCTTCCTGAAGATGCACAGCTCTCAGCTTCACAGATGGCAGAACTCTCGACTGAGATAGCCATGACTGAAGCAACACTCAACGAATTGTCAGGAGCTTCATCAGAGGCTTCTGATGACATGACAGATGTCGGAGATTCGGCAGAAGAAGCTGGAGGTAATGTAGAGGAAGCTTCCGGTTCTTTTGGAGACTTCGGAGAAGCTGCAGAGGTGGCCGGTGAGGTTGCTGAAGCAGCCATGGAAGCTGTTGTTGTGGCCGTTGAAGCGGTTGTCACTGCAGCTGTCGCAGCAGGAGCAGCCATCGGAGCTGCTATGGCCCAGGTTGGAACTGCTTTGGTCGATGCAACGATGGGAGCGTCACATCTTGCTGATGAGCTCCTTACGATGGAAAAGACCACAGGACTGTCTTCTCAGACACTCCAGGAACTGAACTACGCTTCGGAACTGCTCGATGTAGACACGCAGACCGTCACAGGTTCCATCACCAAGCTTGAAAAGGCTATGGGCTCTGCTGCAGACGGTACTCAGTCAGCAATCGATAAATTTGACGATCTCGGTGTTGCTTATCTTGATTCAGAAGGCAATATGAGATCAGCTGAGGATGTCTTCTGGGATAGTATTGAGGCATTAGGCCAGATCCAGTCGGAATCCGAGCGTGATGCCGCAGCCATGGAGCTCTTTGGCCGATCAGCCAAGGAACTTAATCCTCTCATCCTGGCCGGGAAAAACGCTTTTACCGAGCTCGCAGCCGAGGCCGCAAGTGTAGGTTATGTCCTCGACGGGGAAACCCTCGATGCCTTCTTAGCTCTGGATGATAATATGCAGAGACTGAATAATATCACAGATGCAGTCTCTAATTCCTTCGGTCAGATCTTACTTCCAATCCTCACGGATATGAGTGGAGATGCTGTCGCTTTAATGGGAGAATTTTCTTCAGCGATGGCCGGAGCCGGTGGTGACATCGACCAGGTCGGAGCTATCATTGAGGAATTTGCTCCCAGAGCAGTAGAATTAGCTGAAGCCTATATTCCTCAGCTTCTTTCGATAGTTGAACAGGTATTCGGTGCCATTTTGCCTCTGGCAGTCAGCCTTGCACCTCAGCTCATCGATCTGGCAGGAAGTTTGCTTGAACAGGTCGCTTTGTCGATAGCAGAAAACGCAGATTCTTTCCTGTCGGCCTTTGAATCACTGTTCAATTCCGTTGTAGAATCAGCCATCACGCTCCTTCCGGTGCTCATTCCGCTTGCCATTGATCTCATCATGACTCTGGCGAGTGCACTGATAGAATATGCACCTTTATTGATTGACGGAGCATTGCAGATAATTGAGACACTGGCAACTCAGCTATTATCAGAAGAGAATATCTTGAGTCTGGTAGAGGCAACGACGCAGATCATCACTGCTCTGCTTGGCGGTCTCACGCAGGCCCTTCCTATTTTGATCCCGGCTGCTCTCAATGCAATCTTGACCATCGTCGACTCATTATTGAGCAGTGGATCACTTGAACAGATACTCGGTGCAGCCCTGACTTTGATAACAACTCTGTCAAACTCGCTCATCCAGTATCTTCCTGTCCTGATAGGTCGACTTCCGGAAATCATCCTTGGCATTGTTGAGTTCCTGACAGGTGACGGACTTCCTGCGATAACCGAGGCCGGGTTCACACTCATCACTGGTCTCATCGGAGCTCTTCCTGATATCACGATTGCGATCCTCGGAGGTCTGGCAGAGCTCATCGCTGGAATGTTCGAATACATCACAGGTGACGGAGCTGATGATATCCTTGAAGCTTTCCAAGCTGCCTTTGATGGAATCATCGCAGGAGCGTCGACATGGGGCTCGGATATTATTGACAATCTCATCAGCGGAATCACATCAATGTTCTCATCACTCACTTCAACAGTAAGTGACGCAGCCGGCATAATTGCGGACTTCTTGCACTTCTCTGAACCGGAAAAGGGACCTCTTTCAGACTTTAACGAGTCAGGTTCAGACATGATGCAGAACTACATTGATTCAATGATGAGCCAGAGGGCTGCACTCGAAGCAGCTGTCGCTGAGACAGCTGAGATCGTCGCAGCTCCGTTTGATACAGATTACAGCATTGCAACGACTTCAAACGTTCATCAGACGGTTGACTATACTGGTGGCCTTTCAAGAATTGAACAGGCTATCACTTCACAGGCTGCATCGGCCTCGGAGGGTTCGCAGATCGTCATTCCGGTATATATCGGAGGTGAGCACGTTGACACTTTGGTCGTTGATGCTATTGACCGTTACAACTACCAGACAGGAGGTCATTGATATATGTTGGGGAACTATCTGACGTTTAATGACATAAGCTTTCCGAATCCTATCAATACTTCAAAGACTTCGAAAACTTTGGAAAACGTAAATCAGAGCGAAGCAGGAACGGATCTCGTTTGTGTCATCAGAGCCTCAAAATTGTATTGGGGAATGTCTTTCAATCTCACATCTGCAAAAAAGGAGATTCTTGAGCAGCTGTGTCAGGATGAATCCACTGTGATGACATACATGGGAAAGACATACACCGTCAGAGTAAGAAACTATAAAGAAAAACTTGTCGAAGGTTCAGAATGGCTGTCATCCATTGATGGCCTTTTCGAATGTTCGGTTGATGTTACGGAGTATTAACTATGATTCCAATTTCTGAAGCATACAGAACGAAGATGTTCGATCAGGTGCAGACACATGCCCTGATCGGAACCATCGACGGAATAGAGTTCACTGATGCAGACGTGATCGGTGTTTCATATACAAACAGATGCTCAGATAAAAAGGTTGCTCTTGGCTCTGTCAACATTGGAGTCTTGAAGCTTACTTTCTTGAAGGACCTTCTGAATCGTGGTGACTATTACGGAAAAGTGATCGAGCTTTCTGATTCACTCCTGGTTGGTTACGATGAGGAAGAAGATCCGATCTGGGAAGCAGTTCCGATCGGTGTGTTCTATGTGGGTGAGGCTACATGGACCGCTGAAGGTATGGTTGACGTAACAGCTTATGACTGTTTATCGAAGATGGACATTCCGCTTGCAATGGCTCAAACCAGCGGTTATCTGTATAACTTCTGCATGACTATTGCTCAACATACCGGAACGACCTTCGGAATGACTCAGGAAGAGTGTGAAGCCCTTGTCAATGGTGATGCTCTGATTTCACCTTATGAAGACAACGACATGACCACATACAGAGACATGGTCAGCAAGCTTGCAACGATTGTCGGAGGCTTCGCACGAGCTACACGTGACGGTAAGTGGGAGATCAAACCCTTCAATGACACTCCTGTTCTGAGCATCGGCAACACTCGGAGGTTTTCCGGTGCTAAATATTCAGATTTCCAGACTCGTTTTGACGGTCTGTCTTACGAGGATGTAATGACCACAGGTGAAACTTTCTATATTGGAGATCCTGACGGGTTTGTGATGGAGATCGGAAACAATCCCTTCTTGCAGTATGGTTCTCCTGGAGTGGTCAAGGCCAGAGTGACAGCAATCTTCGAGCAGGTCAAGAAGATGAAATATACACCGTTTGACGTGTCTATGCTTCCTGCTTTCTGTGCTTTAGACCTGGGAGATGTCATCTCGTTCACGAATGACTACACCGGAAACATTTCAACGGGCTGCATCATGTCACTGACCTGGACTTATAACAAGTCATTCAAGGTCCAGTGCTATGGCTCAAACCCTAATCTGAGAAGTGGTCAGTCTAAATCAGACCACCAGAGCAAGGGTGCAGCTTCAGCTAATAAGGATGGCCGTATTTCCACTTATGTGGGTATGAACATTCAGCAATTCAACATCGACACGATCAAACAAGAGATCCTGAGAACGATGTTCACGACTTCATCACAGCAGGCAGTTCTGACATTGACGGAAGTCAAGTTCAATCTGACGGAGCCTGGAGAGGTTGAAGTCTATTATTACCTTAACGGTGAAGAGCTCGAATACATTCCAAAAGAGACTTATTCAGAAGCAGGAACTCACACGTTAAGCCTTATGTATCCGCTCGAAGGACTTGAGAAGGATAGGAAATACAGATTTGTCGTAAAGATGAGAACTTCGACAGGTCTGGTGATCGAACCTCTGTCTGCTCGTACATATGTCCAGGGCACTGGATTCGACCTGACTGGTCAGTTCGATGGATATATTGAGGTTGAAGATGAAATCTTCCTCATTGGCTTCGGTTATCTTGAAACCTTCACGGCCAGTGAAACGGTTGTCATTAACGATGACATTGAAGCTCACAGTGAGACTGCAAGTGACAACATCAACTTCTATTCCATAGCTGCTATGAGCCTGGGTGGTGTTTCTGACTCGGTCACAATACTGCTCCAGGGTGAACTTCCTATCTTGTGTGAGGATGAAGAATACCTTCTGACAGAAGACGATCAAAGACTATTAACAGAATGAGGTAAAGAATATGCCTAAGATTTCAAACTTACCGAGTGTCATCACGGTTGACATCAATGATCTACTTGCTATCGTTTCAAAAGATAATCAGAACGTTGACCAGACAATGAAGATCAAAATCTCAGAGCTGGCTTTGAAACTTAATAACAATATCGAATATGGTTCTCTTAATACGTCTGATAAGAAGATCCTGGGAGCCATCAACGAGGTTGCAGGTAAGTGGGTTAGCGGCACACTCACAGCCGGGAGCACGTCGCTCACGCTGTCCGACGCTTCCATTCTCACGACTTCGACAATCGACATATATGTTTCCGAATACGGCATACAGCCGACAAATGCGGTTGTTGCAACGGGTTCGATAACCTTGTCATTCCTTGCCCAAGCGTCTGATATTTCCGTGAAAGTGAGGGTATCATAATGGCACTATATCACACTAATGTATTAGACAATGCAATAAAAGCCTTGCCGACAGTGGCAACGGCACAAGGTTCAGTGGCAAGTTTTGAAACTGACTTAACCGAAGATTTAATTGAGGTTGTTTGCGAGATTCAGTACAGTCAGGCAAGCGGAACACCCACGCCCACTAATCCTATACCGATAACTGTTTATAATGAAATTAATGTTGGACAAGATGCCAACTACGACTATTTTATTGACTTTAATCAGTTAGTTAAAAACGGCAATTTTACAACCACAAGTGATTGGATTAATGCCTCTTCATCATTTACTGTTTTAGATAATGTTGGGTCTTTTGTTGCTAATAGTAGTACAGGAGGAATATATCAGAATACTAATTTTATAGAGAATCATATATATCTATTAAAGGCAACTATAAAATCAACAACACCTACAAATAAAATTCGTCTTTGTGCCAATCGACAAGTTGCACCGTATGATATGACAGAAATTTATAGTGAAAGTTCCTCGGATTGGCAAACATTATACATATTTAAGAAATCATCATATAGTGCACTTTATTCATTGCGTGTATTAGATATGAGAACATCGGGTTTTGACGCAATAGAAGTCAAAAATGTTACCTGTTCAGACCTTACCCAATTGTTTGTTGGTTCAACATTAGCCGAAGAAATATACGCTATGGAACAACAGACAGCAGGAAGCGGTTTAGCATATTTTGAAAACATCTTTCCTAATGAATATTATGACTATACGGCAAGCACGATAGAAACGATAGGAACGGCTAATAATGACGGAACAGGACATACATACAATATCCCATTTGGTCAGAATGTTGCTAAAGGTACGCTGAATGTGACAACGGGTGTGTTGACTATTACACACGGGTATATTTCAAGTTATAATGGCGAAAGTATCAACGAACCGTGGGTAAGTTCGATTGATGAATATGTTGAAAACACAAACCCGTCAACGGGTGCAGAAGTTGTTTATCCGCTTACAACACCAACCATAATACAGTTAGACAGTAAGACCTTGCAATCACTACTAAACGAAAACAATATTTGGTGCGATACTAACGGAGATACAGAAGTAAAATATATCCTGTCAGTGGGCAAATTGATAAGTTAAGGTGGTGAATGTATGGGTGATGTTCTATATAGTCGAAATTATGGCAAGTGGGTAATTGATAAAAACGGAGATTATATTTGCAATCAATGTTGTCATTATCCTTTAAGAAATGATAATGACAAACTAACATTATCTAATTATTGTCCTAATTGCGGAGCAAAAATAAAACAAGGCTAATTCGGCAAAATTGAGGTGAATGTATGACAGAACTAATTGCAATTCTTATACCTTGCTTTATGATTATTTTTCAGATTGTCGGTATGACATTTTTGTATTTCATACCTAACAAGTCAATCATAAAAGGGTTGAAAGAGTGGTGGCAATACTAATTCGGCAAAATTGAAGTTATGTCGATTTTCAAATAAGAGTATCAAGGGAGGTTTTAGCCTCCCTTTTTAATGTATTTTTAGGAGGTAGATGGAATGAAAATTTCAGCTGTGGACTTTATGAGACGAAGGAACTTCAGTGATCTGAAAGCTCCGGCCCTTCATGGACACGTTGAGGTCAAACTTTATCATGCTAAGTCTGGAAATCTTGCAGAAAAGGTCGAAGGGGATAATATCATTTCCAATGCCCTTGCTGACATTTTCGCTGCAAACCTTCTCGGAGGAATCAACTATTCCTCACAGATGCCGATCTGGTCGAAGTGGTACGGTGGGATTTTGTGCTATGAACATGCTCACACATTAGATCCGGACAACTACTTCATGCAGGGTGATGACGTTAATGGTGTTATTGCTCATGCCGGAAATCAGGCTCCTGGAACAGCTGCAATTGTTCAGCAGGACTTGAAACGTGGTTCTCCGGTTGACATCTCACACACAGCCAATTCAGTCACACAAACATGGGAATGGTTATCAGAGCAGGGAAACTGTGCAGCTGATCAGGATATTTCAGCCATTTCCCTGTGTCATGTTGACGTGGGAAATGCAGGAACCGGAAGTGCTGCTGATGCTTTTAGAAATAACTTCGAGCCTTTTGAGACTCTGGGAACTCTTTCAAATATCTCTGTTGCTCTCGATACGGCTAACAATCTTTTCTGTCAGTATGATGCAAATCACGGTCTGTGGTTCCACATCGGTGATGTAAATGACTTCTATTCCGGACACACGACATTCTCGACAAACAAACTGACGATCATTAAAAGAAGGTTGCCGTATAGCAAGATCGGACTTTATGAAACATTGTCAGCTAATACGACATACGAAGAAAAGTTCGTTGTTGAGCTTTCAAACAATCTCTTCATTCAGCCAGCTTGGTTCTTCGATTTTGAGAATAAGAAGCTGTGGATCTTCAACAATGTCACTTCCGTCATGACTTCATCATTCTCTTATATGAACGATAAGGTTAATTATGCAGTCATTGACGTTGAGAACCAGACTGTTGAGAGTGAAGGAATCATTGAGAGTGATGTTTCGGACCTTGCACCTCTGACAATGATGCAGCAGCAGGTCAGTGGATTCAAGGACATGTTCAGAAATGCTAATGTGATTAAAGATGGAAATTATATATATCTTCCTGTTACTGATGGGGTTGATTGGGGTTCTGTTGGTTATCCTACAAGAGATTTCGGACAAAATGTGAAAGGCTTCCAGGTCATCAACATCAACAACCAGTCTGATCAGAGCAGGATCGTCTTCGATTCCGTTCAGAAGAACTTCCGCTGTTCAATGAAAAACGGTGGAATCATGCTTACACAGGGCAAGGTCGTTAACGGTGATGCCGGCTGGGAGTGCAAGAACAGCATCCTTTATAACGCATCCGGTTCATTTATGGGAACTTGGACCTTCAGTGATCCTCTTAACCCTTCGAGCTATGTTGTTCCGATCGGTGCAGGTGGTTCAGCTCAGAGCCTCAGTCGATTCGTATTAGCAAACAAGATGCTCAATACAACCCTTTACAACCTCGGAACTCCTGTTCATAAGACAACCGCAAAATCAATGCAGATCTCATATACATTGACGGAGGTGTGACATGGATAGTTCTTTAGCTGGCATCATAACCGCTCTCGTGAGCGGTTTATGCGTTGCCATTCCGACAATAGTGGCAACAGTGACAAGCAATAAGGCTCACGACAAAGTCATTGACGAAAGAATGAGGTTCATGACTGAGCAGATCAAGGAACTCTCAACGAAGGTTGAGAAACACAATGAGTTCAATGATCGATTGATTATTGTCGAACAGTCGGTCAAATCAGCTCATAAAAGACTCGATATGATAGCGAAGGAGGGAAATAACGAAAATGTCTAATAAAACATACGATCTGATCAAGAATTGTGCTTTGATCGTGGCTCCTATCATTACCTTTTTAGGAACATTAGTCACGATATTTCAAGTTCCTTATATGGCTGAGATAACAGCTGTGCTCGCTGCTCTTGATACTCTCATAGGTGCGGTGGTTTTGGCTGCTAAGAAGATCTATGAGGATAAACAGAAAGGAGGTAAAGAAAATGCCTAATTATTATAACTGTGTTGATGTCTCCGAATGGAACCAGGATATAAATTGGTTAGCAGCTGCAGCTGATGACGTGAAGTTTGCATTTATCCGTTGTGGCTTCGGCCGTGATTTTGAAAGCCAGGATGATAAGTGTTTCCACATTAACATGAGAAATGCTCTCCAGGCTGGTGTTAAGGTCGGTGTATATTTCTACTCATACGCTAAGAGTGAAGAGGATGCAGCAAGTGAAGCAGCTCACTGCTTGAGACTCATTGAGCCTTATAAGAATGATTTATCATTCCCGATCTTTTATGACGTTGAAGAGGCTGACATTGAGGATCACGTCGCAGACACAATCCCTGTTTTCACAAGGATCTTGAACGATGCTGGATATAACGTCGGAGTCTATGCAACTGGCTATTGGTTCACTCATTGTCTCCAGTACGTTGCGATTGATTATCTGTGGGTTGCAAATTGGGGAAGTGATGACGGTGAACCTCATTCTAAGCCTGAGTGGTGTGATATCTGGCAATTTACCAGCAAGGGAAGTGTTAACGGAATCGGTTCCGGATGTGTTGACTGTGACATTCTGTATAACGAAGAGATGACCGCTCTGATCGGAGGCTCTTCCGGTGGTGATACCAGAACGGTTGAGATTGAGATGAACATCATCAAGATGGGTGACACCGGAAACCAGGTCGAGACTCTTCAGATCCTGCTCAATGCTTTCGGATATAGAGACAGTGAAGGGAACGAGCTGAAGGTTGATTCGATTTTCGGACCGAAAACAAATTCAGCTGCACGAGCTTTCCAGGCTGCTCACGGCATTGAAGCTGATGGT